CTTCAAATTCTTTAAACGTAAAGAGTCACAATTAAAACGTGTTAAATATCTCAACGCATTGCGTGCTATCGACTCTAACAGAGACAACTGGGACATTAAGGATATGACAGGTAAGAAGCAGTCTATCCTCTACGGGCGTGCTATTTATGCGTACGCGGCACATTCTGACGGTGCCTACCGACCACAACTCGACAACGTCGATGTGTATGACTTCTTGATTGACCCAAGCGCAGGAGGTATTGATCTTGAGAAGGCACGGTTCATGGGACGGTACGGTGTCGTGAAGGATCGGTATGAGTTGAAGGACAATAAGAACTATATTGTAACGGAGGTGAAGACACTCCTTGAAGGTAAGGGGAATAACACCGAGCGTCCGCAGGAGGAACTTAATAAACAAAACCGAGTATATGCGACGAAAAACGAACAAGGACAAAAAGAACACTCGAGTGATGATAAGTTCAAGTTCTGGGAGTGGTACACCACATATGAAGGTGAGCGGTACTACCTCCTCCTTTCAGAGACAGGGGCGCGAGCGATCCGGGTTGAGAAACTAAGTGACCTCTTTGCGTCCGAGATGTGGCCGTTCTGGTCATATGCTCCGTACCCAGACCTCACTGAGTTTTGGACACCATCACCAGCGGACTATGTTCGTGAGTTGATAATGGCGCAGGCGGTGAGTATCAATCAGATGCTCGACAACGCGGAGCGAGTGAACAAGCCACAGCGTATCGTCGACGTAGGTGCTATCCAGAACCTTGCGGAGTTGAAGTACCGTCGCGATGGCTACATTAAGGTAACACCAGGGACCGCGCAGACAGCAGTGAAGGTAGTGGAGACCCCATCTATAAACACTCCTCTTGAGGTGTTTCGACAGCTTGAGACTATTAAGCAACAGGCGTCGGGAGTGACGGCAGGCGCTCTTGGTGTTGCGGACACTGACGGTCGCGCGACTATCTATGAGGGTAACGAACAGAACACAGCTGACAGGTTCGGTCTCTTTAATAAGAGCTACAGCTTCGGGTACCGTCGGTTCGGGCACCTCTACATGCACGGTGTGGACGAGCACCTTACGAAGAAGGTGGCGGTGGACATTCTTGGTCCTGAAGGAATTGAAGTGGAGGCTATCGGACGCACTGACATCTTTCGAAAGAACGATGAGTTTGCGGTGATCGTCGAAGCTTCGAACGCAGAACTCGCACTCTCAGAGCAGAAGAAGCGAACGATGGGTGCGTTCTACGGAGCGCTCCTCGGACGCGCTGACCTCGCGAACCAGAAGGTGGTGATTGAGTCGATGGCTGCGGTCGCTGGACTTGAGCCGGACAAGATTCGTCAGTTGTTACAGCTCGACGTCTATGGAACCGCCGAGGTTATGAGTGAGGCAGAGCGAGATATAGAGAGTCTTCTTGATGGCAAGGTGATCCAACCAAATCGCGTAGCTAACGCAGCGTACAAACAGCGCTTTGTGGACTATATGATGGACCATGAAGAGGATATGGACATGGAACAGAAGCGTCGGATGGTGCAGTACATTAGTGGTCTTGATGAGATCATTGTTTCAAACACTGTCCGTGAAGCACGCGACAGAGCGAACAAAGAGCTGGCAATGCAACAGGCTGGTGGCAAACCGCCACAGATGCGTATGCCCGGACCAGCGCAACCTATGCAGGATGTGATTCAGCAAAATGCGAGACCGTAAGGTTTGTGCAAAATGTAAGGTCAAAAAAATAGCAACAGATTTTTATATCTACCACTGTAGGGGCAGAGAGTCGTTACGGTCACGGTGTAAGGTATGCTCTCGTGAGGACCGGGCATTGTATTGTGCTCGGAATAAGGATAAGCGGAGTGAGTATTCGAAGCGGTATGCACCAACTGCCGCAATCCGCGCTCGTGAGTTGTACCACCGGAGTGAACAAGCACGACTCGCACGACTCCTTCGAAGTCGCCTTCAAGGTATTGTTCAAGTTAATGGGGAACGTAAGGCGAAGGCAAAGACGTTACTTGGGTGTTCAGCGGACGAGTACCGAACGTACATTGAAAACTTATTCACAGGTGGGATGTCGTGGGATGGGGTTCGGTCTGGTATCATACACATAGATCACATCGTTCCTTGTTCGTTTTTCGACCTCACCAAAGAGGATGCACAACGTGCATGTTTTCATTATTCGAACACGAGGCCAGTCTGGAAGGAAGATAATCTTAAGAAGTCAAAGAGGATTTTCGTTCAGGACTTGCATCGACTGGAACGGGTGAAGCATCTTATAAATATGAAGCGCATAAGTATCATAACAGCATGAGTAAAATCGTCGCAGAAGATTTTAACCTTAAGAAGGAGAACAAGAAGGATTTTAAAAAGTCGGTCATCGAACGAGTGAACCTCACCAATGACTTCACTATTGAAGACATTGAGAACCACCAGCGTGATCTTGAGAAGATGGCGCGTGAAGCGACTGCTCAGATTCGTGTAACGAAAGCAGCTATTGATAATGTAGGAAGAAACCACAAGTTTGTTTCGAAGATGTCGGATGAGCAGTTGAATGCAGCTCATTACCTTTGGGATGCGAAGACGCTCCTTCGGGATACTGAGAAGAAGCTGAAGAGCGTCACAGAGACCAAGAAGAAGTACGCACAGATTCTCTCCGTGATCTATGGGAAGTTTGGTTTTGTAGAGTCTAATGTAATTGCTGATGGCAAAGAGAGTAACGAAGGTTAAGAAGGCCGGGCTCACTAATGAAGTAATGGAGGCAGACTTACTGTCTCTTGCAGAACAGGCAGCCAAGCTACACACCCTTAAGGCACTCGCAGATACAGACGGAGGGAAGGAATTGGTAGGACTCCTTATTAAGGATGTTCTTTATTGTGTGGGGACGTTGCGTGGTCAGTATAAAACCGCGTCGCACATGGAGCTTGTGGCAACTATAGCGAGCATGGACGCGCATCTAGCAACGGCACAGTTGCTTCTCAATAGTAAGGACAATCTAAAGATTGTGGACGATCAGTTGGAAGAAGCACTTCGCGAATAGCGCGGTGTGCCCTGAACCCGTCTTCTGCGCCTAAGACTTCCCCATTGCTCTTAGTGGATGGGTTCAGGACATACTTCACTATCGGGTGTGGTATAATATTATTACGTGGGACACGGTAAAGTCCTCCAGACTAACTGGATAATAAATAGGTTTTTTATGACGGATACAACTACTCCTGAGCAAGAGGTTAAGACTGCTCCAGAGACAACTGCAAACAATGAGCAAGTAGCCGACACGGTTGCAGAACCGACTGTCGCAGACTTACATAAGGAGGAAACAACAGTAGTCGCCCCAGAGAAGAAGCGGGTTGATAGCGTACCAATAGCTCGCCTCAATAAGGAGATCGAGCGCCGAAAGGAAGCTGAAGCACAGCTTAAGGAATTACGTGGTGAACTTTCTGAAGATCCTGAGGTGGATAATGTTGATGATAATCCTGAAGTAAAGAAGCTTGCTGAACGTCTTGAGACAATCGAACAGAAGGAGAAGGTGGCGAAAATGGAGGCTGGATTTGCAATCGGTTTGGAAAAGGCATTACAAAATGCTCCTGAGTACAGAGAGGTTGTGAATGTTTCGGTGATTAAGGCTCTTGCCTTCAATCCCGCAAATGCTAACAAAACGTACCGACAACTTCTCGAAGAGGCGTATGGCAACGCCATCACCGGTCGGCGGACCGTTGAGACCACCACACCGCGCGGTGGTGCCAAGGACACAACACTCGACAGAAAGCGTGCTGAGAAGGACGCAGAGTACCGTCGAGAAGTGCTGGCAGACCCAGAATTGCGAAAGCAATACAACGAAGGTCTTACAGACAGAGTGTTCCGATAGAAGGCAATGGGGTTAATTACAACTAAATTAGCCCTAAAATGTTAACAGACTTTCGACCAGAATTCGACAACGCTTACGCTGAAGTATTTCAGAAAGCGCTTGTATCGAAGGATATTATGAACACCCGTTTCGAATCAAAGCTTCGATTCGGTGAATCAGTAGAGCGTGTAGCGTTCAATATTGATGGTGTACAGGTTCGCGACGTAACTCGTGGTTCTGCTTCTACTATTGATACCGTTACCGACTCTGCGGAACTCCTTACCGTCAACCTTGAGAAGGAGGCAGTCTTCCACATCTCTGATGGTGAGATGACACAGGCTGGTCCACTCAACCCAGGTGAAGTTATCGGAGGCAAGATCGCGCACAAAGTTGCACAGGATCTTGACTACCGTTGTTTCTCTGAGGTTCGAAATGCAGCAAACACATTCGACAACGGCGACCTTACAACCCTCGCGTCTACTGGTGTTGCGATCACTCTTTCAGGTACAACTGTGCCACAGATGACTACTCGTATGTCAGCGAAGCTTCGCTATGCTGCACGACAGGAGGAACAGTCAAACCTCGCATTCGTTGTAGACAGCTATGCGGCTGCTGATATCGAACAGTACCTTATGGGTAAGGATATCGATATCGCTGGTTCAGTATTCAAGAACGGATACGCTGGTATTGTTCGCAATGCACAGTTGTACGTTTCTGAAAACCTCCAGGGTGAAGTACAGCTTGTTGTAGACGTTGCTACTGCTGATGAGGTTGTCACCATCTTTGGTGTTACGTTCATAGCAAAGGCAGTTCCAGCTGTAGCGGGTGAGTTCGATGTTGCAGGTTCAGTTGATGCACAAGGTGCAATCATGGCTAACATGATCAACGGTGCAGCAACTGGCCAGGACTCAGCAACAGGATACTACGAAGTATCTGCTGCTAACCGACAGATTCTTACGAACGCACAGGTTGTTGCAACATATGTTGATGCAACTGATACGCTTACGATCACTGCGGCAGGACGTATTATCTACGCAGACACAATGTCAGGTACATTGACGAACAAGCTCCATTGTTACTTCGGTAAGAAGGGTGCTATCGACCTCGTTGTACAGGACATGAAGCCTGTGGACATGCGTCCAACAGATGACCGCCGTGGAACAAACGTCTTTAGCTCATATCTTGCAGGTATCAAAACCTTCGCAGATGGCGCAAAGAAGTTCCTCGACGTGTGGATCCTCGTTGCTTAATGAATCTCATTTAGCTTCTACTCTTCCCTCCATTCGTGGAGGGCGGGGATAGGAATTAAAATGGTATAATATACCCATGACTAAGCAAGAAATAATCACTCGTTTCAATCTCTATATTGACGATATGTCCGACCTCTCTATGGAAGAGGAGTCGCAACTGTTCGACAAGCAGTACCGTAAGATTACAGCGTTTCGTCCGTGGGAGGGTACGAAGGCAGCGGGCTCCACGAACACCTCCACATCGCTTGATTATGTTGCTCTTGAAACAGATTTTCTCTATCTAACAGCTAACGCAAACCACACCGACAGCTCGTACGCATCGGAACGTCCTGTGGTGTTTCGTGGGAGTGACTATCGTAAATACGAGGTGGTGTCGTGGTCTGATCGTCGTCAGTATCGCAACAGTGACGCGCATGCGTGGGTAGACTTCGGCAACCTTCGTCTTTATTTCAGTAAGACACCGAGCGTGGTTGAGGCAGTTGAGTATGACTACCATAAGCAGATGCCAGCACTCGCATTGGGTGGGACACCGTGGTTCCCAGAAGCGTTCCACGACGCTATCTACCACATGATGTGTGCGGATTCATTTGTAATCCAACAGTCAGATAAGGCGAAGAGCTACCGCACTGACCACGAAAAAGATGCAAAGGATATCCTCGACCAGATGGCTTTTTGGAATAGTCAGTTGGTACAGATTTAACTATGTCAGTACAGAAAAGCACCATTAAGGCCTTCGTTTCAGGAACGCATGATCTTGTTGATGATGAACTCATTCCACAGGACGCGGCGTCGGAGGCTATTGGGTGGCTTACCCGTGATGGGAAGATTGAGCTCATGTATGGGAGGCAGGCGCAGGGTGCAGAAGGTGCTGCTGGCGCGGTACTTGCAGAACATACGGGGTACAAGGTTGGTGGCCAGGCGGTACGTTTCCGTAAGATTTCAACAGGGAGTGCGGGGAAGGTGCAGTATCTAAACGGGTCTACATGGACCGACGTGATTACCGGGCTCGATATGAACCCGATGACGTTCACAAACTACTCGTCTTTGGCGGGTAACTTCGTGTACGTCACATCACCAACAGACGGACTCTTTAAAATCGTGACCGCGAACCCAGCGTCGTACTCAGACGTATACCTTTCAACAAAGAACTTCAAAGGGTACAGCTTCATAGATAAGGGGCGCATGATCTTGTGGGGACGTACACAAGACCCTACCGGACTCTACGGCTCATGGATTGATGCACAGGATAGTGGTGTGTACACCGCAGTCGCATCTGAAGCTATCGCGGATGTCGCTTCCGGCACGCTTGCGTTCAAGGCTGGTGGCGCGAGACGAACATGCTTCGGTGTAGTGATTACCGACACTTCTTCGAGTGAGGTTTTTACAGACAACTATGACGGAACATTAACCGGCTCGGCTGGTGGAACTGGTACTATCAACTACACTACAGGAGCGTTTACTATTACAGGGCAGACCGGCGGCGGTACTGCTGACTACCAATGGGAGGACAGCTCAGATGAAGGTGTTACAGACTTTTCAAAATCAGCAACGCGTCTTGCAGGTGAAGGGTTTGTTATCCGTCAGGATAACGGGGGAGATGGAATACAAGTAGTGGTGCCCCACGAAGGTTCGTACTTCTCTTTCAAGAGATCGTCGGTGTACCAATTCACACTTGATGCAGAAGACCTGAACCCACTCAACGAACTTATCCGGAGTGACATTGGTGTTGAGTCGCTTCGCTCTGCGGTACCAACAAGTACTGGCATTGTGTTTATGAACACCGGCAACCCAACGCGCCCGATGCTCAACATCCTTCAGCGCAATCCTGTTGGCGACAACTTCCTTACAACACCACTCTTTGCACAATTTAAATTCGAAGACTACACATTCGACGATGTGGTGGTGGACACCTGGGACAAGTACGTGATTGTGTCGTGTCGGTATGACAGCCTCAAAAACAATAGACTACTCATGTGTGATATGACGACAAAGACGGTCGACGTTGCTCCTTATGGTGGCTCTGCGTTTACAAAGAACGGCGGGTTCCTCTATATGGGTGACCCTAACGCACAAACATCGTACGAGATGTTTACTGGCTTCGATGACATGGGTCTCCCGGTGACTAACTCCTGGACCAGTGCAGGAGAACGGTATGAAGAAGATGCTTTAAAGAAGGTAAAGAAGCTTCGGTTCCGTGGGCTCATTAGTCCAGACCAGAATATTTCCGTTGACCTCTCTATTGATAACGGTGACTTCCAACCGATCGGCACCATCCTTGGTTCGGGGGATTATGTAGACTACACCAACACCACCGCAATCGGAGGTAGTTTTGTGGGGGAGGAACCGATCGGTGGCGGTGACCAGATCACCGTGTACAGTTTCTATATGGAACTAAAGATTCGTATGCCTAAGTTTCGAAAGCGAATGCTCCGGTTTACTGCGAATGGAATTGGGTACTGCGCAATCCAGGAGATACAAGACCACGACATCTGGGTGTACGAAGAACGGCTTCCTCGTCAGTACCGTCAACGACAGAACGTAAGCCTCGACGGAGATACGGTGAACTTGGATAGTCCAGAGATTTAATGTGTTATAATTAAACGAAATATGACCAACCTCATTCCTCGCGCAATAGCAGATGTGGAGCTACAGATTGCTTCTGCAATAGCGATTGCAGGGACTTCATTTACATTATCTTCTGCAAATGATGATGACGGAAACGCACTCCCTGCGGGACTTTATTGTTTCACTGTCGACTCTGGTACTTCGAACAAAGAGTACCTTATCGGACAGCTGAACGGGACGGCTGTCACATCTGTGAAGACGGTGTCTCGCCAAGGTGTTGAGTCTTCTGGCGCTGCGCGTGCACACCGCGTGGGAGCTCCGTGTATTGTTACGAACTTCGCGACACTTCAGCGTGTCGCTGACATCCTTCGAGGGCAACTCGATCTCGATGGAGCAAGCCCTGTTGCGTACGACGTAGAACCAACCCTCACCGACCGTGAACAGATTGCGACAGTAGGGTACGTTATCGACACCGCAGCTGGTGGGACAGTAGCGTTTGACTCTCAGGTTATTGCTGGAAACGGTGGCGAAGCTATTGTTGCAGGGAACCTTGTCTATTTTAAGACTTCAGATCAGGAGTGGTACAAAACCGATGCAGACACTGCCGCGACTCTTGATGGGGTTCAGCTCGGCATTGCGCTCGGTGCAGGTTCTGACGGCGTCGCAATTTCAGGCGGTATCCAAATCTCTGGTACGTATACAACGTCAGGACTGACTGCCGGTTCATTATATTACGCCTCTTCCACAGCAGGGGGTGTTGCCACAACCGCAGCAGGTCGTTTGATTGGTCTCGCTCTTTCAACAACAAAGTTGCTTCTCCTTCCGGAGACAGTGACACAGCGGAATGCAGGGGTTCCCATAGGTTCTATCTTTCCATATGCAGGAGCAACCGCTCCAACGAATTACTTACTCTGTTACGGGCAAGCTGTTTCTCGCGCAACGTACTCTGTACTTTTCAGTATCTTAAGCACAACCTACGGCGTAGGCGACGGTTCAACCACGTTCAATCTACCTGATATCCGTGGCCGTGTGATTGCTGCTCTCGACAATCTCGGTGGTTCTTCAGCTAATGTGGTGACGGACACAGACGCCGACACACTTGGTGGTACGGACGGTGAAGAGGACCACGTACTTACAGCAGCGGAGCTCCCTGCTCACACACACACATTTCCAACAGACAACGGTAGTGGATCAGCTTCTACTCTTGTCCCAGGCAATACTGCTGGGTCTCAAATCGCGTCAGGACCAACAGGCGACGATGACGGCCACAACACTATGCAGCCAACCATCTTTATGAGCTATATCATAAGAGCTTTGTAAAAACGTATGGCAACACTTAACTTACAAGACGTAATAGAGAAGGCAACAGGCGGGAACAACGGTCCTCAGTCTCGTGCAACTATCTCTGGTGATACACCTGGTGGTTTTCAGCACATGGACGGTAGTCAGTCATCACGGTACCAACCACCAGTGTCTGCTCCAACTCCAACAGCTTCCCCAACAGCTTCCCCATCAGGTGCCCCGGTCAGTCCATACGCTGGTCTTATGAATGAAGCGCTTCGTATCAAGGGGGAACTTGATGCTAACGCCGCGAAGGAACAGACTGTTGGTGACAGTTTTGGTGATATTGATTTTGAAACAGGAAAAACTTTTGAGGAGATCTATGGTACTGAACCAGACGAAGATGCTCTCTACAAGAAACAACTGAAGATGTACCAGGCGGAGATCGACGCAACCAACAAGATTTACGATCAGATGTTGAATGAAGCGCGTCTCGAAGGACAGGGACGCCTTGGTTCTACTCGTGCTATTTCCGCTCGAAGCGGGCTTCTTGGTAGTGACTTCGGGGCTGCTCAGAAGGAAAAGACTCTCGGGTATAACAGTGATGTGAACCAGGGCATCCAGGCGGAGCGTTCTGCAAAGATTGGTACTATCATGGGTCGGGTACGTCAGTCGGTTCTTGATGAAGTTAAGCTTAAGAACGAAGCTCGACAGCAGGGTGCAGAAAACTACATCGCATACATCGCTTCATCTGCTACTCGTAAGGAGAACAATTTAAATAAAGCAGCACAGGCGTTCCTCCTTAATGGTATCGATCCTACTACGCTCGACCCAGCAGAACTCGAAGAGATTGCAAAGGAAGGTGGCCTTACACCGAGTGGCATTGTGACGCAGTACCGTCTTATGAAACAGGAAGAAGACGCGGCCTCGGCGAAGGCAGAGCGAGAAGGACAGTTCAACCTCAGTGAAGGTCAGGCTCGGTACGACGCTGACGGTAATGTTATCGCCGCCCGTGGGAAGACCTATGCACCAGGTACTGGTTCTTCAGGGGGCTTCTCTTCAGGGGGCTTCTCAGCAACCTCTGATGAAGTTGGTGAAGTAACTCGCACACTAGACCAACAGAGAGGCGCTGATAATTACACAAACACAGAGGTGTATCTTAATTTTCTTCAACAGGCAGTTGACGGCGGTGCTCTGCCCCAGGACTTCATTAAAAAGTTCCCCCCAGATTTATACCTTAACCCAGAAGATCCAAGCGTTCCTGCATACGTGAAGCAGGATATGGCAAAGATTGATTTGTTCAGTAGCCTCTAAAGTAAAATGGCAGGCTTTAATATACAACAAGCTCTCCAAAGAAAGCAGCCAGGTTCAGTGTCCCCAACTGACACATCTTCTGCTGCGCCAAAGAAAAAATCAGCATTTGATATAGCTCTTGCTGTGGGTGGGTATAACATCAACGCAGCTCGTAAACTTGTAAAAGGTGCAGGTACTCTTGGTAAGGCTGTTCTACAAGGTACTGCTCGTGGCATTTCAACAATAGGAAGGGACCCATCTGAGATGGTTGACCCAACACAGACACCGGGCGGTAAGGTCTTTGGTGCGAAGAGATTTTTTGGTACTGACCAACCGTTCTCTCTTGAGTCAGAGACAGCCCCTATTTCAAAGTTTGTTTCAGAAAAGCTCGGCACCTCTGAAGGTACTACGCAAAAGGTACTGGTACCACTCATGGGTGCACTCAACGCACTTGATCTTACTACCGGTGGCGGTAAGAAGGAGGCAATCATTCAGGGTATTAAGACCGTCGACAATATCATCGGGGCACGGCAACTGTTTAAAGATGCCGGTGTTACTGACGATGTTATCGACACATTGAAGCTCGACAGGCGAGCTGTTGCTACAAAGACCGACGCGGAGGCAGAGGCACTTATTAAGGAAGCGACCGTAAGGCCGGCCCCTGTTCCTGAGCGTGCTCCAGTTCCAACTCAAGAAAAGAATCCCACTGTTACCTCAGTCCGCGCTACTGATGATGTGCTCCTCACCAAAGCCAAGAAGTACAAGACCGCGGAGGAGTTTGCTGACACTGTATCTGATTCTCGAATTGAGCCTTTTGTCACCGCCCTCCGCACCGCTGAGAAGAATCTACGTCGTGCACAGAGACAAGGCATCGATGAGATTGATGACGTTACTGAGGCGCAGCAGCGCGCACTTGCAGATTTTCATGCAGCTGCAGATGATTTTGTAAAAAATAAAGAGGAGTACAATCGTCTCCTTGCTTACGCAAAACAAACCTCTACCGAAGTGGATCTCGGAGCAAAAGAACTTACTCCTAAATATGGCGACAAGTCGCAACTCACCGACATATGGAAGAAGGCAAACTCCACTCAAGAGAAACAGACAGTTGTCACACCAGCCACACAAGAACGAGGGTTCGTTTCTTCTGTTAAAGAGAAGGTTCCTGGGGCTGTTAAGGTTGCCGGGCAATACGTGCCGCGCTCGACTGATGAGCTATCAATAAAGGCAGCGAACTTGGTAAGGAGTAACCCGGCGGAGGCGGAGAGGCTGGCCCTTGCGGGGAGTGACGAAAATGCTGTGGCACTTGCGTCAGAATTGATTAAGAAGTATTCGGACGACGCCACTAAAGCGGTTGACGATCTTGCTCGTAATAACGCTTATGACAAAGTCGCTGAAATAGCAAACACAATCGCACCGAAACTGACTGAGCAAGGACGCGCTATTCAGGCAGCGTCTATTCTTGGAAGAATGACCCCAGAGGGTCAGCTTCGTTTTGCTGCGCGTGAGATACAGAAGTTCAATGAAACAAATCCTCTCAAGAAAATACCAGAGCTTACGGGCGAACAAGCAAAAGTAATTACTGATGAAATGCGCGCCATTGGGCAGATGCCCGACGGTATTGAGAAAGCAATGCGTTTCCAGAAGCTACAGAACACCATAAACGATTTGGTCCCCACACCGCTATGGAAGAAGATAACAACCATCTGGAAAGCGGGGTTGCTTACTGGTGTGAAGACTACGGGACTTAACCTCTTTTCAAACCTCGGTCACTCAGTTAGTGAGGTTGCAAAGGACGCTCCAGCTGCTGTCGTTGATAGCGTTGCATCGTTGTTTACCGGCAAGCGCACAAAGACCTTCACTCTCCGAAAGGCTTTTGATGGGATCAAAGAAGGTTCTGTTAAAGGTAAGAGGTATTTTTCTACAGGTTTTGACGAGCGTAACATTGGGTCTAAGCTTGATTATAACCGTGTGAACTTTGGTAAAGGCGTTGTTGGTAAAGCCTTTCAAGCTTACACAGATACAGTCTTTCGTCTTTTAGGAGCAACAGACCAACCGTTTTATTACGCAGCGATGTCCCGCTCCCTCATGGATCAAGCTCTTGCAAGTGGTAAAAACTTAGGGCTTAAAGGGAAGGAACTTGTTGAACACGCATATAAAATAGTGGAGAACCCAACTGATGAAATGATTCGGTACGGTGTATCTGACGCGACAACTGCTGTCTTCCAAAACAGAACCAACCTCGGTGATATGGCAGGTACAGTTCAAAAAATCCCAGGCGTGGGGCAGATACTTCTTCCTTTTGCAAGGACACCATCTTCTGTTGCGATGCAGATAATCGGGTACTCCCCCGTTGGAGCTATTAAGACGATTATTGAGAACGTCGGCAGAGGCAAGTTCGACCAAAGAATGTTTTCTCAGGGCATGGGGCGGTCTATTGTCGGTACTGCGTTTCTTGCTCTTGGGTACAAACTCGCTGAAAAAAACATGGTGAGTCTCGGCTTCCCAACAGGGAATGAACCGGAACAGGAGTTGCAAAAAGCTGAGGGAAGAAAAGCAAACGCTATCCTCATAAACGGTAAGTGGCGCTCTCCCATGGTTTTGGGTCCACTCGGAAACATTATTCTCGCTGGTGCATACTTCGGGGACGCGGTTAAAAAAACTGGATCACCAACGGAGGCTGCTGCGGTTGCATCTGCTGGGGTTTGGAAGTCTTTCTTGGAGCAAACTTTTCTTACTGGTATCAATAACGCAACTAAGGCACTTACTGACCCAGAAACGTATGCAACTTCATACCTTAAGAATCTAACCGCTTCTTTTGTACCAACATTAGTGTCTGATGTTGCACGAGCAACAGATCCTCTTGAACGGAAAGTCCAGCCTGGGTTTAACTTAGATGCGGCACAGTCGCGCATTCCTGGTTTGCGAAGGGGACTTGAACCAGACGTGGATGTCCTTGGTAGAGAACGAGAGAGCGCTGGTAATCCTTTGGAAATATTAGCAGACCCAACACGTCCGTCTCCTGCAACTCCAGGCGTGGTCACTGATGAACTTCGTCGCATAATGGATGCAGGGCACAATGTGTCTCTCACAAAGGTGGGTGACAAGGCGGGGTATGACGCACTATCTCCTGAACAAAACACAGAACTATGGAAGAAGACAGGTGAGATTTTGAATAGCAAGTTAACAAGCTTGTTTAACAGCCCTCAGTATAGAAAGATGGACGACGAGCAGCGCGCGG